GACCAAAGAGTAATTACACTAAAGTAAAAATGAATTACGCTATACATGCTCCAAGAATATATAAAGGTAGAATAGAATCATTAGTAAGACGTATAACAGGTTTTGCTGATATGATTCAACTAACTCATTTGAAGTTACAACAAGTAATGTCGCGTATGGTTCCTGATGGTGTTTATTTAGACGCTGATGGCTTAGCAGAGGTTGACTTAGGTAACGGTACTAATTATAATCCACAGGAAGCACTAAATATGTTCTTCCAAACTGGTAGTATTATTGGTAGATCAGTTACGCAAGAAGGTGATCCAAATCCAGGTAAAGTACCAATACAAGAAATAGCAAGTGGCAGCGGAGGTCAAAAATTACAAAGTTTAATTGGTACGTATAATTATTATTTACAAATGATAAGAGACGTGACCGGATTAAATGAAGCTAGAGATGCTAGTACACCTGATAAAAACGCGTTAGTTGGTATTCAAAAGTTAGCAGCGGCTAATTCAAATGTTGCAACTAGGCATATACTTCAAGGTGGTATATTTTTAACAATTGAAACTGCAGAAGCTTTATCATTAAGAATATCTGATGTATTAGAATATTCATCAACAAGAGATGCTTTTATACAATCTATTGGTGCACATAATGTTGCTTCATTAACGGAGCTAGAAGATTTACATTTATATGATTTTGGTATATTTTTAACCTTAGCACCTGATGAAGAAGAAAAGCAATTGCTTGAAAATAACATACAAATGGCTTTGCAGTCAAACAGTATTGAGTTGGAAGATGCTATAGATGTAAGAAACATAAAAAATCTAAAATTAGCAAATCAAATGCTAAAAGTAAGACGTCAGAAAAAAATAAAAATGGATCAAATGCTGGCTCAGCAAAACATAGAGTCTCAAGCTCAAGCAAATGCACAAGCACAACAAGTTGCTGCTCAAGCTGAGGTTCAAAAGCAAAATGCTATAAGTTCATTAAAATTACAGTCTGATGCTCAAAACGCAGAACTTGAAGCTAACAAGTTACAATTAGAAGCAGAGTTGAAAAAGGTTTTAATGGAACAAGAGTTTAAATATAATTTAGCTTTAAAAAATCTAGAGCATAGTTCTATTGCAGCTAGAGAGGAAGAGGGTAGAAAAGATAAGGTAAATAAGGAAGCAATTGGTGCAAGAAAAAATAAAAATTTTGAATCTTCAGGTAATGATATAATGAGTGGGAGTATTGGTTTAGGAAGATTTGAACCAAGTTAATGTTTAACAAGTAAATAAAGAATAATGGCAATAGTAACTAATGATTGGACTGGTAGCATTGTAGCATCAAGATGGGTTGATGACGGTGCCGCTGAAACACCTGGAAGAGGAACTTACTTTTGTGCTATAGAGGTAATTGCAGCTGCCACATTTGATCAGCTAATATCTGAAAAGATGAAAGAATACGATGCTGATAGTGATAGTAGTGGTGCAATTAACGCTAGTGATACGCCGTCTTTAAATAGTATTTATATGAATACTGAAGACGCGGACGCTGGTAATCAAGTAGTAAATAGTGATTCGTTTCCAGTTGGCACAATATTGTATGGTAAATGGACCAAGTTTGAATTGGCTGGTGGAAAAGTAATAGCATACGAGTGTAACTAAGAAATTGTACGAGAGTACATATGTTTAATTTTATAATATTATATTATGGCAAATGATGAGAAAAACGTCAAGATAGACGAACAAAACGCCGAGTCACCACAAGGTGATGCTAAGGTAAAAAAACCTCGTCTTAAAAAGTTTCAACAAGATGATACACCTATAAAGGTAAATCTTGCTGAACCTAAAAAAGAAGAGGAAACTACAGATAAGACTGTAGAAGAACAACCTAAAGAAGAAGTAAAACAAGAGGAAACGCCTGTTGTTGAAGAGATAGTAGAAGACAAAAAAGAAGAGGTTGTTGAAGAAAAGGAAGCTCCCGTTGTAGAGGAAGTAACTGATGAAAAGGTAGAAGATAAGGTAGAAGAAGTACAAGAAGCAGTTGAAGAGGCGATTGAAAAAGCAGGAGAAACAGGAGAAGAGTTACCAGAAAATATCCAAAAGCTTATGAAGTTTATGGATGAAACTGGTGGTGATCTTGAGGATTATGTTAAATTAAATCAAGACTATGGTAAGCTAGATGACACAGCGTTATTAAGGGAATACTATAGACAAACTAAACCACATTTAACAAGTGATGAGGTAGACTTCTTAATGGAAGACTCATTTACTTTTGATGAGGATGTTGATGATCCTAAGAACATCAAGCGAAAGAAATTAGCGTTTAAAGAGCAAGTTGCCGACGCTAGAGCCCAATTAGACAGGCAAAAGTCTAAATACTATGAGGAAATTAATGCTGGTGTTAAGTTAACACCTGACCAAAAAAAGGCTATTGATTTCTTTAATAGATACAGTAAAGAACGAAGTGAGCAAGATAAGGTTGCAAAACAACGTAAGTCAGTATTTCAACAAAAAACCAAAGATGTGTTCAGTCAAAACTTTAAAGGTTTTGAATACAACGTTGGTGAAAAGAAGTTTAGACTTAATGTTAAAGATGCAGGTAATGTTCAAGAGCAGCAGAGTGATATTAATAATTTTGTTAACAAATTTGTTGATGATAAAAGTAATACAATATCTGACGCGAAGGGATATCACAAATCTTTGTTTACAGCAATGAACGCAGACTCTGTCGCGAATCATTTTTATGAACAAGGCCGCGCTGATGCTATAAAAGAAAGTATAGCTAAAGCAAAAAACGTTAGTATGGAACCTAGACAAGGTTTAGGTGAAGTTGAAGCGGGTGGCGTTAAAGTAAAAATTTTACAAGACAATGATATGAGTTCGTTTCGTTTTAAACCAAAATCAAAATAAAGTTTAACAATTATAAATATAAATAATTATGGCAGCAATTACTCCAACAGCTGGTGGGACGTTAAATAGCGTACCTTCACCAGTTAAAGCGGCGATAACTACTAACTATTTAGATTTTACATCTGGTAGTAATGACTGGTCTCAGCAGTATCTACCTGATCTAATTGAGCAAGAAGCAGAAGTATATGGTAAAAGAACTATATCTGGTTTCTTAGCAGCAATTGGGGCAGAAGAGGCAATGAGCTCAGATCAAGTGGTTTGGACAGAACAAGGTAGGTTACACCTTTCGTACAAAGTAACAGGATATGCAACAGGATCCAACAGTGGTGACCTTACTTTAGGTGCGGCTCCAGGATCAAGTGCATCTGCAGCAGCTACTCACGGTATCAGAATTGGTCAAACAGTTCTAGTATCTGACGGTCAAGCTAACGCAGTAGTATTTAGAGGATTAGTAACTCACTTACCAGCAGGTAACAAAATCACAGTAGCTCCTTATACAACAGGTGATGCTTCAGGTGATATTGCAGACGTTTCAGGTATCAACACAACAACTCTAGCAGCAAGTGGTAGAGTATTTGTTTATGGTTCTGAGTATGGTAAAGGAACTAACGGTATGGGCGAAACTACTGGTAATAACCCAGTTATGCCTCAGTTCACTACGTTTAACAACAAACCAATTATCTTAAAAGATCATTATTCAATTTCTGGATCTGATACTTCAAGAATCGGTTGGGTTGAAGTTAGCGCAGAAGACGGAACTTCAGGATACTTATGGTATCTAAAAGCAGAAGCTGAAACTAGATTAAGATTTGCTGATTATCTTGAAATGTCTCTTTTAGAGTCAGAAAAAGGTACTCCAGGTGGATCAGTAGCTGATAGTTCAATCAACGGTGCAGGAGAATCATTCGGTACTGAAGGTTTATTTAAAGCTATTACTGCAAGAGGTCATGTGACTTCAGGTATTGCAGGAACTAGTGCAGCAGATGATTTAGGATCTTTTGATGAGATTCTTAAAAAGTTTGACGAGCAAGGTGCTATTGAAGAGTACATGCTTTATTGTAACAGAACAGTATCATTAGCAATTGATGATATGTTAGCAGCTCAGAACTCTTATGGGTCTGGTGGTACATCTTACGGTGTATTCAGCAACTCTGAGGATATGGCGTTGAATTTAGGTTTCTCTGGATTTAGAAGAGCATCATATGACTTCTACAAATCAGATTGGAGATACTTAAATGATATTTCATTAAGAGGTCAAGACGCTTTCAATGATATCAGAGGATGTTTAATTCCAGCTGGTACTTCAACAGTATATGATGAAGTAGTTGGTAGAAGCATGAGGAGACCTTTCTTACACGTAAGATACAGAGCTTCTCAAACTGATGACAGAAGAATGAAAACATGGATAACAGGTTCAGTAGGTGGAAACATCACATCTGATCTTGATGCTATGGAGATCAACTTCTTATCAGAAAGATGTCTAGTAGTACAAGGAGCTAATAACTTCATGTTACTTAACTAATACTTTTTAAAAGAGTTAGGCGCTTCGGCGCCTAGC